TTGCTATATCAGCCATTAGCCAAACCTACCCAAGAACCCACCGCCAGCAGCGCGGAATAAAGAACGGCGTCCAGCGCCACCGCGCATACCACTTCTTTCCGTTTTGCGCTCTAATGCAGTAGAAATATCTTCTCGCTTTTGTTTAGCTCTTTTTTGAATTTCTTCAGCCTTAGCTTCTTCAGCTTCTATACGCTGTTCCGCTGCCGCTTCTTTCTCAGCCTTACTAGGGCCACCACCAAAACACATATTAATCTCCTTTGTTTTTTACTCGTAAGCACAGAAAGAGATAAATCTCAATGCACAAAAAACTACAGTCTAGCCCATAAGCTTGGTTTGTTTCTTTGTCTAGGGCCTCTGCTAAAGACATCAAAGTCACGCTTTGCTACCACAGGTCGTGCTGGTTTTTGGCTATTCATTAATGCTCTGCCCTCACCAGCGCCTAGAAACAAATACTGCGCTGCATCATGAACGTGGCTAAACATATTTTTGTCTGGTTTGTCTGCGTATCTTTCTCCGCTAACCTCCATACGTTTATACGCATAGCCGCCCTCAAAGCCCTTAATTAACTGAGGGCAACGCCTATCAATTAATAGTGCTGGCTTACCTTCGACCATCTTCGTCAACTGGGAGGATACCGACTCTAGTCGGAGGTCAACAGAGTTGGAAGGCGCAGGAAACGCCTTCAAGCCAGCACCGCGCAGAATATGAAAAGGAGTCGATTCATCAGTCTGCGCTCTAAAATCACCCGCAGGATCGCCGTATATAATTACCTCAGAGGCAGCAGCAAACCTAGTGGATAGTTCGTTTCTAAGAACCTCGGCAAAACGAACGATGCCCATGTCTACCGCCACAATTTCTGACTGTAGAAACCATCTTCCTCTTACCTTTTGACCAAAGACCGCAGCAGGAGTTAGACCAAAATCCACACCAACATAAACTGGCATGTTTGCAGCAACGGGTATTTCTTCTTGAGCTATATGAACTTCCGAGGCAAACATTGGATATACAGGCTTTCCGTCTTGAATATGACCCAATCGGTTCATCACATAAACATCTATCCATGATTTAGTCTTTCCTCGAATGAGGTTTGGATAGTAACTCTTAAGCATGTTTTTTGTGTTTTCAGCCTTTGGGTTTGGATCATAGTCTTCTATTTCTCCATCTTCCGTTTTCTTTTCAACCATACCAGAGGGCTGGGTATAGAAAGACCAGTTGTCTGGTTTAACCAACATCTTAGCTTGCTCACGCGGTATATGATCTGGGATTGGTACTTCTCCAGACATAATGGGCCACCAGTGATCTTCCTCAGGGGCGTTGGTATCGGCAATAACGCCAGTCCAAGAAGGACCGCCATCACGCATAGAAGGATAACGACCAACACGCATCGTACAGGCATCAATAATACTCTTAGGAATTTCTCGCGCTTCGTTAATCCAGATCCCTGTGAGTTCCAAAGAAAGAAGTTTCTTAACGTCTTCGGGCCTATCAAGGGCCAAGAAAAGAACCTCAAGATCTATATCTCCCTTTTGAATCCTATGGGTGTATGGCACTGACCAAGTAAACTTGCCCCAGTCATTTTCTGGAAACCAGTCCAACCAAGTTTTAATAGTAGTAGTTCTTAACTGAGGATTGGTATTACGAATAATAGCCCAACGGCTTTTGCGTAATCCATCTGATCCTTTATTCTGCTGAATAGCGCGGCGAAATACTTCAACACAGCAACCAACAGATTTACCAGAACCAACGGGGCCTCTTATGCCACGAAAGAAAGTATCATCTTTCATAAAGGTTTTGAGTACATCACCGTCAGGCTTGTACTTAAAGTCTATCATCTATAACCCTTATCGACTCCAAATCGGATCATATCTTCAACTATTTCGGGCGCAATGCTTTCAATCAGCTTATCGCAAGCCGCATCACTAACTAACTCACTGCTAGCACCAAACTTTTCTACAACATAACCAAGATGCACTTTGCGTACAATGCCACGAAGAAGCTGCAAGTCTTCCTGTTTAATCGTATTTATAAAGCTCACTTCTTAACAGCTTTCTTCTTTGGTGTTGGCTTTGGATCTGGGCCTTCAACAAGTCGCCGCGAAGAAGGAGTTCGAGTAGCCCCTGAGTAAGTTGTACCACCCAATGTGTGAGTCGGCCCTTTATAAATTTTATTATCGTTTGCTGTGTACCAAGCCATTATGTTCTATACTTCCTTACTTTGTTGGCAATAGCTTTCGGTTGAGCCACATGCTGCTTACCTGCTGCCTTACCCTTTCGTTTAGCTGCGGTTGTAGCTGCATATTCAGAATCACTAAGAGCAGCAATAGCCTTAGAAGGAAGATAACGCTCACCAGTCTCACTAGACTTCTTGCCAGACTTGGTGCGCCACTTCTGCTTGCCCCAATTTATTAATGACTTCTGAGGCGCTCTCACTTGTATCCCCCACCAGCAGCCTTATACCGCTTTGCTAAGAGTTGCGCTTTCCTCGCCGACCATTTGCCAGCAGCAGTACCTTGAACATTAGCAGCCTTTATTCTGTTGAACAAAGACTTCCGCATTTTAGGCTTTGTATAGTTACCAGCTTCATTAACCGCCATAACTAATCCTTATTCATATACTCTTCTAATTCTTCAACTCGCTTTAGCAAAGAATAATGACGACCACTCAATGTACGCTGTCCACGCGCAGCCATCTCACGCTCATTCTGCATTCGGTCCTCACTCTTGTAAAGACCCTCTATCTTGCGCTTAAACTTCTTTAAAAGCGTATTACTATTCTTAGCCTCAACCTTATCAAGCTCACGACTTAACTTGTCGTACCGATCACGATTCTGCCTATCCATCACTTCTTCTTTGGCTTCTGCTTAGGAGGACGCCCAACCTTAGATCCATAAGTTCCCTTACCCTGTGGCATTAATAACCTCCTAATAAACTTCTGCGTTGCGTTCCCTTCCGACGATAAGGAACATCCTCTAACTTCTGATCACCGCGCTCAACAGGCTTCATACTTAAAGAAGGCAAAGGCTTATCCTCAGGCTTCTTCTCCTTGTAAATATCCTCAGCACTCCTGCCTCTTCCACCACCAAAACACATAACTATGCCTTTCCCGCATTCTTATTGCGCTTAATAGATCTATTAGCCGCCCTGCCAATAATCCTTAGATTCTTACTACTATTATCCCTTGGATTGCCATTCTTGTGATCAACGTCTTTGCCATCACCACGTTTGGCAATACCAGCTTGCTCCATTTTGTAACGCGCCTTCTTACGCTTGCGATTATCCTCCATTCGCTTAGAAGACTTGTCGTACTTGCCCTCGCCGCGCATAGAATAATCCCGAACATAATTCTTACTACTAGGCATTAACACTTCCACTTTCGTAAAGCTAAAGCCTTCCTAGTAGGGCGACCCTTTTCATCTTTCATCGGCCCCTTAACACCACTCATTCTAGCGCAAAAAGACTTCTTTCTAGGCCCACCCTGAGGCTGCGGAGGCTTTAAATTAGCCCCCTCTTTCCGCTTAAAATACCTGCGACCAGCAGCATTCAAACCACCCTCAGGATTCTGATACTTCTTAGCGACCATATCCAACACTCTTCAATGCAGCCTTGGCAACACTCGTATCCGATCTAGGCGGTTGCGCCTCAGGCTTCTTCTCATACCTACTCATAAAATACCCCTACACTAAAAAAAATATAACTGACAATGCACAAACCTTTAGGGCTGATAATGTGAGGAGGGGGCCACATAGACACTCTAAGTCCATAGTTTTCCCCCCTACCCCCTAGCTAAGTTACCACTAGCCAAACGGTTGCACGGGACAAACAGGCTTAGCCTAGATCAATAGACACCTTGATGTCACCAGCCACCTGAACCTGTGATCGATCAATGGGCTTATACCCAGCACGATCCAACAAATCCTTACTAGCCTCAAGCTGAACGTACTCAGACTTAGCGCTCATAGCTAAGCGGCGTACTGTACCAGCAGCCAATGTAGCACTCAATCCAAACTCTTCATTCATCCGTTGTGCTAAGTACTGCTGCACATGAGCAAGCTTCATAGTCTTGGTTGCAGTTACTCTTCCAGACTCACCAGCAGCATAGCCAGCTTCTTCAGCGGCTTGAGCTATCGTACATCCTTTTGCTACAATGGTGTCTACGAGCGCAGTCTGTTTATCAGTTAGCTTCTTAGCGGGAACCACACTACAATCCTTTCTTCTAAGCTGACGACTAACATCTAGCTAACTGCTGTCGTCTGTGTTTAGCTAAACTCAGCAAGCTATGGTTAAGAAGGATTGTTTATACATTGGGGCTTATGTCTCATTCGCTAGCCCCCCTCTCCCTCTCTCCCCCCACGCTAACACTATTTCTACAGTGGCTGTCAATAGTGACGTTACGTAACTATACTAATTACCCTACGTCACACCTAATTATTCCAGTTGACAGTATGGCAATGACCTTTGCTACGATACAGTAAAACAGCCACCTTAGTCAGTCTCTCCATGTCTTTTCTCAGCTTGCGGTAGGGTCATTGCAAGCAGAGATGCTAGCACCTGTGCATTGCTCTGGCCTGTCATTGCCGCGCCTCGCTGTGTCTTTAGAAAGGTAGCTGGCTGTTAACCAATGGCTTACACCATTGGGCCAGCAAACGGGGGGAATCTTGCCCGATTCCCCCAGCTATACGCTTCCCCCATATGGCTAAATAAAATGAAAAAGAATCCCCAAAACCCCTCGCTACGCTCGGGGATTTGTTCTCGACCAGAACGTCGCTCGGGGGTCAGGGAAGATCGGCTTATCACAGCCAACAGCTTAGAAGAAACAGTGTGCTGTGCGGATGCTGTTAACCGTGCCGCGCTTGCGCTGTGCACGGGCATCCTCTTTGCTGCGTCAACAAAAATGCGGTGCAGTGGCTCCTATTTTTGCTGCTTCTGCTGTTGGCTGTGAACACCGTTCTTCCTTGTCCTGACCCCCTCCCTCCGTTCCGGCCGGAACAAATTGGGGGAACGGACACAAACATAGTTTAGAAAATGGAGAACTTGAAATGACTACTTATGAAATCGCTACAAAGAACCACACAAAAGCCGAATTGATTGAAATGGTACAGCGCGCAAACGAGCTAGCTATCGACGCCGAAGAAAACTTTCAACACGCAAAAAACCAGCTAAACGCATTGCGCGTTGAGAAAAACCTTGAAGCCGATGCCAACAAAACCCGCACCAGCCAAACCGACCCAGTAACGGACTTCTTAAACCTAATAACAACGGATGAAACGCTATACCGCGACCGCGAATTTGTCATAACAGACACTTGTCAATTTGACCGCCGCGTCATCGTCGAGGCAATCATTGATAAATTGTATTGGCTAAAAACATCGCGCAAAGGCCACGACGCCTACGCCATCAGCACCAAAGAGCGCGCAGAATACGCAATGCGCCGCAATGATGGAACCGAGATTGCATTAACGCAGCTAAAAGCGGCAGTCTCAGAGGCCCGCGCAGCACAGAGCAAGCTCGCATTGTTTGACCGTATGCAAGACCAGCTGCGCGGTTACTACGCGGAAACCTTTGGGAAGTCTTATATTGCATACGGCGAGAACGAAGCCAACGTTCCAAGCAATCAGCAGCCGCAAGCAATTCCCGCAGACATCGCGGCAGACATGGCAGCGCTTGGCATCACACCGCCCGCCGATCAGACGGCCAACACCAACGGCGTCGAGACAGTCGCGGAAGTTGCATAATGTTGCGAGCATTAATCACATTTGAAATGATCTTGGATTGCCCAGAACCAGCAAATTATTTCGGAGACTTGGCAAACCTCTACTACTCATAACGCCAACCAACACAAAAAAAACGCGGGGCTGCCAAACGGTGGCCCCAAAATTTTTTCGGCCCTCCGCTTCGCTACGGGCCTCATTCGCTAGAGGAACAGACAATGCTCAAATCACCAATCGTCCCGCTGCTTGACAGTCACGACTACCACCTAGATACAGATGAACTGTGGCTAGATGCAGACGACCTCCGCTTGCAATGTGGTGTCCTCACTCCATATGAAGCATCACTTGATAGCGACCAGCAGGAGAAAGCATGGCATTGAGCCATGCAATCTCCTATCAAAATATGTCACTCCACCCACCCACCCCCGTGCCATTTTTTGATAAGATAAAAAGTGCGCCATGCTATTCTGAGCAAGCTCAGGCATGGTCGCTTCCGTGCTATGGCACGGCTCCCCAGAGTTCTCTCCCCAGAGTCGGGCCAACTACGGTGAGAGTAATTTGGCGC